CGATACGAAAAATAAGTGCCCCTGGTAGGAATCGAACCTACGACTAAGAGATTAGAAGGCTCCTACTCTATCCACTGAGTTACAGAGGCTTGGTAATTAATTACCCTTGCTCTCTATCTTAAACTGGCGAAGGCGACCACAGTTAGCACAAATAAACTTTAGTTGAGAGATTCGTCTCTTTGCATCTTCAAAAGATTTTTTGTCGAATACTGATTCAGCAATTTTAATAACATCTTCGTTATCACGAGGATCTAGTTGGCTCTTGTGAAAGTATGACCCACAGGAAATACATGGACGCTTCTCTTTAAAGTTGTCTATGTAAGTTAGAACCTTGTTGTAAAACTCTGGGTCTTTAAATGTATCCATGATAACAATATCCTTTGTGTCGTCTTTGAGGTAGTATGCTACCGTTCCCTTAGAGCAGCCCAACTCATTGCTGATCTCTCCATAACTTTTTCCTTCTGCTCTTAGGCGAAGGATGTCTTCTTTATAACTCATTGTATACCCTTTCGTGGTAAACTATTTTACTAACCACTTGACTAAGTCTGGGTTGTCTTGCATAATCATAATGAAAGCATTTTCATAAATACCAATGAAGTGGTGTTCCCATTCATCGTATTCTGCTTTCTTCTTGGGTTTTGTAGAACCCTCAAGAACCATACGAGCACAGTGTAGTATCTCGTGAACGAGAGTTACCTTCTGCTTATCTTCACTAATGTCAGATGCTACAACAATTAAGTTGCCCTGATCAAGAGTGTATCCGTATGTGTTGTCATTTAACATTCCGTCTTCACGAGTTGAGCGGAACTCAATCTCAAATATTTGTGGTCCAATTTTAACGCTAGTAACTGCCATCATAATTCCTTCATAAATAGGTCGATGCTCCTGTGAAGTTCTTCTATGGAACCATCATTAACTATTATACCGTCAAATCCATGGTTGTCAAGGGCACTTTCAGACGAGTGGTCATTGACAGCAATCACTGATGGTTTAGTTAGTCTTATCATACGGCCTTCTTGCAACTTGATAGCCTTGTATTCATTGGGATATCTAACGTCAGTAAAGACGATCTTGTCGAATTTAGATACTCCACGCATGGCCTGGTTAACCCAGAAGTCATCCCCAAACATTTCACGACCTACCTCTGTGCCCATTACCTGAAGCAGCCTACGAGCCTCTGGAGACGCTTGCTTTACCTCTTCCCAACCTAGTCCATCAACTGCCTGTGCCAGATGCACTCCTGCAAATTCTCCAAGAGAGATAATTGGATTCAGTTTATATAGGGCTTTGCGAATGGGATCTGCAAATGCCACACGCCTATATCCGTAATCACTAATAAGATAGTTAGCAACTGTGTCTTTGCCAGTCTGTGCGTATCCGCTAAGTCCGATGATCATTCTTAGGCCTTTCTAATTGCCTTAAAGGTTTCTGGAAATACATTAGTGGCAAGACTATCTACTGCCTTTGCGTAATCCTGAATCTCTTTTTGTGCATCATGTTCTAGTCGCTGGTCAAGGAATGTCATAAGCCCTTGTAGCGATACCGTCCAACGCCAACGTACATACATGGCATAGGCTGGTAGGAATAGACGAGCAATCTCGGGAGCAATGCCATCGTTCATGGCCTCGTGATAAGTTGCTACGGCACTGTTAATGTTCTCACCAAGTTTATTTGTGTAGTAGAATCCAACGCTTGAGTCAATTGGCTCTCCGCTACCCTGCTTGCTGTTTTCTGGCTTGCTACGCCAAGATGATGCAGATGGAATGTAAAACTCTTCTTGTTCTGTAATGTATCTACGAGAAGATTCGTTCCAGCCGTTCTGGTCATCTACGTGCGTGGATGAGACTGCGTATTTCCACCATTGTCTTGCAACGAATAGTGGTGCGTAGACTTCGAATGTGAGTGCTGCGTGGCGGAATGGCGACGTGTGCCCTTCACGAATGAGGAAGCCAATAAGTTTTGAGTCTTTGTCGGTAAAGACCTCAGACTCTTTATCGTAAGATACACGTGCAGCATTAACAACAGATAGATCACTGCCAAGAGTGTCAACAAGACGTACATAGCCTTTGTCCAATACATTTATTTGATTTAGCAATTGTGTTCCTAGATTGATTTGGCTTCTTCAGCAAGTTCCTGAACCACTTCGATAACGTGCTTTACGTAGTAAGAGAAGTGCGGATCTTCTGTTGCTGTCTCATTAAACTCTTTAACGAATACAGATATTACTTTGTCGTATGCCGTTAGCATACCCTCACGAACTAGAGATGCAACAACGATCTGCTGCTCTTCACTTAGGTTGTCTAGTTCAATGCTAATCATTTGCAATCACCGCAAAGATGTCACGGTATGGAAGGATTACGAGGTTCTCGTTTTGGTGCTCAATTTCTGTACCGCTGTACTTAGAATAGATAACCTTATCTCCAACCTGCAGGTCAAGGGTCATCTTTGTTCCATCAGCGAATGTTGCACCAGAGCCAACGGCAACAACAATGCCCTCGGTTGGCTTTTCTTTTTCTATCTTTGTAATGATAAGACCAGACGCAGATGTCTTCTCTGCTTCTTCAATTGGTTTTACGACTACCTTATCTTCTAAAGGTTTAATCATTTTAGTACTCGCTTTCTTGGTGCTTTACACCGTGCTTGTCATCAATATACTTGTGAATCTTGCGTAGTGCTACCGCCTTTGATATGGCAAAGCCTACCAAAACAAATACAGCATTCCAGAAAAACTCTGATACCATATGCTCTACGCCAAATGTAATTTCGATGATTGTGTCAAAAAGGCTCTCGCCCTCGTGTTCATGCTCGTGCATTACTTTCTCCTGTTAATTAGTTCGATTGCTGCCTGTAGGCCTTTTCTATACTCAAGTTTACCATTTTCTGGCAAGGAAGTCAATTCCTTTTGTATTCTTTTTACAAAGACTTTTCTAGACTCGTTGATGGCTTTTCTTGAGCCATCTGCAAAGCCTTCTCCGTAGCCCTTAGAATAGCCTTCGTCAAATCCTTGCTGGTACTTCTTTTTAAATGTTCTTTGTAGGCGATCTGCCCAGTCTGGTTTACTCATTGCTCTCCTATCGCTCCCCCACCTAGATTCGAACTAAGAATGACGGCACCAAAAACCGTAGTGTTGCCAATTACACCAAAGGGGATTTTGCAGTCCCAAGGGGAATCGAACCCCTCCTACCGCCGTGAAAGGGCGACGTTCTAACCGATAAACTATGGGACCTTAGACATCAATTGTATCAAGGATATGGCTTAGAGTCAAGTTATTCTGCTGAATAATTTGGGAAGATCTTTGGTGCATTCTCGCACATGTCTTCTACAAGGTCAGCAAACGAACGCTTGCGGAACCAACCAAGATCATTAACAGCCTTGCTAGGATCTCCTAGAAGGGTTTCTACTTCTGCTGGTCTAAAGAACTTAGGGTTTACCTTTACGATGGTTCTGCCTGTGTTCTTGTCGATACCGATCTCGTCTACTCCTGTACCCTGCCACTCAATGTCAAAGCCGTAGTACTTAGCAGCAATCTCTACGAACTCACGAACCGAGTGTTGTTCTCCTGTTGCAATAACGTAATCGTCTGGCTGCTCTGCCTGTAGCATTAGCCACATGGCGTATACGAAATCTTTAGCGTGTCCCCAGTCACGAAGTGCATCTAGATTTCCAAGTTCAAGGGTATCCATCTTGTAATTCTTAATAGCGTTAAGAGACAAAACAATCTTGCTTGTTACAAAATTAGCACCACGCTTAGGCGACTCGTGGTTAAATAGAATTCCACTGGTAGCAAACATACCATAAGATTCACGATAGTTTTTTGTAATCCAGTGTGCGTATAGTTTTGCTACACCATATGGAGATCTTGGATAGAACGGAGTAGTTTCCTTTTGAGGCACTTCTTGTACCTTGCCAAACATCTCGGAGGTAGAGGCCTGGTAGAAGCGAGTCTTGTCTTTTAGCCCTAGCACTCTAATTGCTTCAAGGATGCGTAGTGCACCTAGAGCGTCTGTGTCTGCTGTAAATTCTGCTGTGTCAAATGATACTTGCACGTGGCTCTGTGCACCAAGATTATAAATCTCATCTGGCTCAACCAACTTAATTAGATTTGTAATAGATGCAGAATCTGTTAGGTCGCCTTGGTGAAGGAATAGGTTGTCGTTTGTAAGAACATCTTTAAGTCTAACTAGGTTATCTGTTGATGATCGTCTTACGATGCCGTGAACCTGGTAGCCAATGTTAAGTAGCAGTTCAGCCAAGTATGAGCCATCCTGGCCAGTTATGCCAGTAATTAATGCTTTTTTCATTACTTAGACCTTAGAGTCTTTAACTTGTGTGCAACAATAACATCTGTTGGCTCACCGTCACGATACAGCCTGATAACTGCAGCAGGATCTTCTTCTGTTCCAGTTACTGTAACCTTTGTTCCAGGCACGTTGTATCTTCCGTCACGAATAATTCTTGTAATCTTGCCTTCGGCTCTACCGCCAGAAGAGTTCCAAGAAACCATAGAACCAACGCCGATAGCCTTAAACAAATCTGTCATGCTAGTTGATCTTGTAAAGTCTTTTCCGAAGTCTGAGAACAATGCCTTGTCTCTCATTCTGTTTACGATACCACGAGACCAAGAGAATCCTGCGTCTCCACCCCAAGCATCCCACATGATTCTACCATTTGATGGGTTGCTAGTGTTGTTAAAGTCTTTGCCCTTTTTGTCTACTTCGTGACGAGAAAAGAAAGAAAACATTCTCTTTACAGTGCTTAGAGACATTGCTCTACCTGCTACGATGTCTGTTGCTCTGCCCCAGCCCACAGGAGTTCCTGCACCAGTTGCCTTGCCCTCTTTCTTCCAACGCAATGCACGGCTGGCTGCTGCCTTCATGCCAGATGTTGGAGTATAGGTATCGGCTTTTGCCATGTTCTCCATCTCATCTTCGTCTTCTTCTTCATATTCTTCTGTAGAAATATTTGGTCTGTCAATAGGCTTTACATCAGACATTAGTGCACCAATAGAGTAAGGTGTGTAGTAGTACATACCGTCTTCTTCTTCAAGCATTCTGATCGCTACCGCTGGATTTTCTGGTGTAGAGTTTACAGAGTATGGATTGCCTGGCTCACCATATGTTCCGCCTTCACGCATGACATGCTCAACCTGGCCAACAACCACGCCCTCGGATGTCATTGCCATAACAAAACTACCTTCAGTAACTGCATAGTCAGCCTTTGACATTGGAGCCTCTTCAGACTTTGATACTGGAACGCAATTCGGAACCATGCGACCGTCTTTTTCTTTCATTCCCTGTTGCTCATAGCCTACCCAGCAGGCTTTGGTCATGTTGTCCCACTTGTCCATCTCTTCATCATCTGAAGTGTATGACTTTCCCATGTCCTCCGAGCAATCTGGGCAGTCTTTGCAAGTTACATCTAATCTCTTGCAGGTTTCGCAACCGCAACCTGCGTAGGCCTTGTCAACATTCCCTTCGGACTGGTTGATGGCATAAATTTGATTGGCTGCTTCTTCTTTAGTAGTGTGACAACCCATTACGGTTCCGTCATCTTTTAGGGCAGGGTAACCCGAGCAACCGTATGATCCCTTTTCTCCAACGTGATATGGCATACCTATATTATAGCATGAAATGTGAAGATTCTCCTGTACATGCTATAATTGTTGTAAGTAGAAAAGGATTTTATGTCTAAGCCAGTTGTTTTCGTGTATTCTGTTATTCGAAATGAATCTCAGTATCTTAAAAGGTACCACGCCCAGTTGAAAGAAATGGTAAAGACCTTCCCAGAATATGAGTTTATCTTGTCAATCTACGAAAATGACTCTAATGACGGTACCCCCAGAATGATTGCAGCAATGGACTGGTCATTCTTTTCAGACTTTTCTTTTATTACCGAAACTCTTAGAACACAAAACTATGGGTCAGTCAAGTCAAAGGATCGGGTTAGAAACCTTTCTATTGCTAGAAACAAAGCCATAGAGGCTAAAGACTTTTTGAATAGGGCTGACTACATTATGATGGTTGAGTCTGACATGAGATTTGATATGAATGTCATCAAGCAGATCTTGGAGTTTAAAAAACTAGAACCAGACTTTGATATTGTTTCTGGTCTTACTGTAAACAACCACCCTATCTATGATAGTTGGGCTACTCGCAAGGGTCCAAAGTTTACAAGTCACGAAGAGGTTAGGCTTTATGATACAAAATCAAAGCCGTACGACAAATACTATGCTACGTCGAATGGTGTTTGCTTGTATCGTGCAGAGCCTTTTAAACAAGGTGCTCGTTATGGATATATAAATCCTGTGACTAAAGATTTTGATTGCGATACCGTTGTCGTTTGCCAGAACTTTCACAAACTTGGTTATGATAAAATTTACATCATACACACGGCAAAGATTTATCACGAACATTTTTAGATAAAAGAAAAGCCAGGGTTTCCCCTGGCTATCTTTTTACTTTAACTACTTCTTTGGTGTAGTTTTCTTTACTGCTGGCTTCTTTGCTGAAGCAGCCTTATCGGCTACTGCCTTAGCAAGTTTCTTGCCATCTGCAACGTTTGCAGTTGTCAGTGCCTTGTCTACTTCTTCAACACTAGGGACACGACCGAACGCCTTGTCCTTTGGATTGATTGCTCGTAGGGCAACTGGAATAACTGCTGCTACAAGTGCCCAGACTAGATCTAGTGGATCTGTCACTCCAGCAAGGTAAAGTGCTGATGCTGCAGATAGAACTGATCTTCCGTATGAAGCCAGCATTGCTGTTAGTTGTGGTGTCATTTTATTCTCCTTTGTCTCTATTTAGAGACCTATATTTACCCATTAGTTTTATTATCTTTGGGTAAAACTTTTTCAAGTTCTGAGTATGCGTTAGAAATCTTGTCTAAAGACTCATTGTTCGGACTGTCAACAGCCTGACCAAAGTTTCTGTAGTACTCAATCTCTGGGCCAACCTCAGAAATAAATTTGCCAAGCACAGATTGAACTTCTTCGATATAGGCAAATGCCCAGTCACGAGAGTCCGATAGGAACTTGACAAAACCTTCATTTGTATTTAGGTTCTTGTCCTCGGATGCAGACTTATTGTTTGCATTTTCTAACAAGATCGTTATGATGCTTGCGGTTAGTTTGTTATTCTTTTTCTTTAAGACAATCGTAGATACTACAAATGAAATAAAGATGACGCTAAGGATGCTGTATAGTAAAAATTCATACATCATTGCTCCTTGCCCCCTTCTCGTACTAGTAGTACAATCGCTCCGTTTTCTTCAAAGGCCTTCTTGACCCTTACCATATATTCTACAGCACGTCTCCTGTCTTCGTCAAGTAGCCTCATAAACTGTGGCTCACTAGCCTTGACTGTAAGAAAAGTATCGTGATCTATAATTTGCAACTTAAATCCTGGTGGAGCGTAGTGGTCCAAGGATCTAAACGCTATCTTCATTGCATCAGTGTACATTGTTGTTTTCTTTCTGGTATAACATTATTCTTTGTCAGTAGTTAGGTATTCCCAAACTTTTGCCCAGTCCTGCTTATTACGATGCTTGTTAAATTCCCTTGAGATTTTTCCGTTCTCAAAGTAAACTCCACCTGCTACTCCCCAACCCTTGGTTGAAACTGCAACAGCAAAGCATTGTCTTGCGACTGGACAACTTGCACAGACAGCGTCAATGTCTTTTCTTACTTCCAAACTTTCTTCATAGTTGTCGAAGAAGTCATTGGTTTCCATGCCTAAGCATTCGGCTTTATTTTTCCATTCATGCTTATCCATTTTAGCCAACTAACTTGTTTGGAATCTCCCAACCATTAGCAGTTGCCTCGTAACGTTTCTGTACGATCCACTTGCCGTCAACGAATGCTCCGTCTTTAGACATCATGCCGTCTTCACTGGTTTTTGTTTGAATGACTGTCCAGCCATCCCATGAAAGACTGTCGTTATTCTTGACAATATCTTCCATTGTTTCAAGTGATTTGATTAACATTTCACTCCCTGCTCTGTTTGTTTTGTGCGATTAATATCTATAGACTCCTACTTCAACATCCTTAGCATCCGCTA